GTAGTATTTAGAATGGCAGGTAGATTCTTAGTGGTTAGCCTACCAACGGGCAGAAGTCTGCACTATTACATGCCAAGGGTTATAGAAAAAGTTACACCCTGGGGGGCTATGGCTCCTGCTGTACAGTTCTTTTCTGAAGATTCTATGAGCAAGGTCTGGAGACTGACCGATACCTACGGAGGAAAGCTTGTTGAGAATATTGTTCAGGCTATCGCCAGAGATTTGTTGTGTTGTGCTTTGGCCAGGGTAGAGCAAAGTGGTACATATAAAACGGTATTGCATGTGCATGATGAGATAATAGCAGTAGCCAAGAAGGATACCGGCAGCGTTGAAGAGTTTGGCCGGATCATGGAAGAGAAACCAGATTGGGCTGAAGGAATCCCCATTGGGGCTGAAGCCTGGAAGGGCCAAAGATACCGAAAATAAAGGTATCTAGGGTCCAGGAAGGTTCCGATCGTCCATTCTCGTGGACCTGAGCGGCCCTCTTTTTAGGGGTTCTGGTATAATTTAAGCTTATGCCTGAAATTTCAGAATCTTCCGAGCAACAAAAGGTAGTCTCGTACTTCCGCACTCTCTACCCCTGGATTCTGATATTCGCTATCCCCAATGGGGGTTTAAGGAATCCAGCTGAAGCCGCCAGGTTGAAAAAGGAAGGGGTACTAGCTGGCGTTGCTGATTTGTTTATCGCGGAACCCAGGGGAAACTATCACGGGCTATTCCTGGAAATGAAAAAGAAAAAAGGATCTTATCTTAGCGTCAAGCAAAAGGATTTTAGAAGTCAGGTAGAAAAGCGCGGTTATAAATTTGAAGTGGGGCGCGGATTTCTTGACGCAAAGCAAAAAGTCCTTGCCTACCTGGTAGAGTAGACAAGGATTTTTTTAAGCAGACTAGCTTTGGTTATGTTTTCGTAACATCTCCAGAAAAAACTTCTTGGTAGTTTCTGATCTCGGGTAATATGTAATGCCTGAAAAACTTTCCCCATCTACCTTAAACTCTTCGTACATAGCGGTTGAGTAGTGGTTATATAGCCTGTGCCGGATAGAGCCCCACGACCCTATCCAAGTCTCATAGACTTTGCCTTTCTGGATAAATTCTATCTTCACTTTAAATTCTCCCTTCAACCCAGGCCCGCAAAACGAGCCCGGCAAAAATTATTACCACTATCAATTCTGATCGGTCCTTGATTCCCTTTAAGATTGTTTGAATCATAATTGGCCCTCATCAAAAAACAACGAAGAATGAGTACCTATTACATCTAAAGCCCATAAAGCTAAGGTAGGGGCTTTGTTTTCCCCACTTGCCCATTTATAAGCAGTAATCTGCTTAACTTTAGTGATCTCGCAGAATTCTTGGATTGATATTCCTTTCTGGTTTAAGTTTTGTGCAAAAGTTGTTAATGGTTTGTTCATTTTAGTTTATTCCTTTCTGAAAAAATTTCATGAAGACAATTCTCTGCCAGTTCTCGGAGTGAAGTAACTCCCACACCTCCCAGGGAATCTTCCGCTATTTTGATGCAGAGTCGCTCGGCCCCTGATTTTAATTCCAGTCGTATAGATCAGGATCATTTCTGATCTCGTCCACCTCGTCTTCGATCGCCTGGATGGTATTTTTCATCCACTCTTCAAACTGTTCATACTCATGCTCTTCGGCTAAGTATTCGTAAGTGTGGGTGCCAGTGGTGGCTTCACACCCCTCGACGATGGAGCCCAGGCTTAAAACAGGGCCAGCGTCTACGGTGTGTAATAGCTTCATCCAGGCACCACACTCGGTATCCTTATAAAGTCGACTTTCAGCCTCTTCGAAGCTTTCTGCCTGGAAAAATTTCAACACCCATTCATGTAATTCATCGCTATCCATGCTTATTTCAATGTCCATCGGTTTATTCCTTTCTGAAAAAATCAGCATGGCTCCAGACAACTACAGACTCCAGGTCTTTGGTATCTCGGATACATGCGTAATAGTGGGCCGATCCTATGCAGGGGTAGTTTGAAACCTCGACAAAATCAGACTCTCCATAGATTTTGAGAAATTCCCTGTTAACCAGGGCCTCAAGGTCCAGAATCTCGTTCGGTGCAATTGATCGGTGAGTTACTACGTGCCCGCTGCAAGGCTCTTCTATGTATAGATACATGGTCTATTCCCTCCAATCTTTGCAAGCTCTTTGAGAAAGATAATACTCTCCTGTCCCATCACTGCTCTGATATTCTTTGAGCATTGCCAGGGCTTCCTTTCTGGTTTCAAACTGATCCACGGTTTCAAGGTATCCTTTTCCTTTTCTTTGAATGTAAATCATAAACTACACCTTCACCTTTGCAGCTAACTTGTAGTAGCTCTTTAGTGCCTTAGAAAGTGCTTTTTCAAACTTTAAACTTTCCAACTCTCTTTCCTTGTATATGCCCGTCTCATTTAAGTGCCTACCCGTTGTTGGCCCCCAATAGTTTACCGTTCGAGCTATTACACCCATCCCTCGAAAAGCTACAGGAGTTTCATAAGAATAGTAAATATCAAGTGATCCGGTTTCCCCTTTTTTTTCAATAAAGGGGAATTCCAAACAATGGGCCGGTGTCTTTCTACCTGTATAGTCAGTGGTTTTTGGTGCTAAGTTCATGTTTATTCCTTTCTGTTATAAGCAGGCCAGGGGGCCTGCTAGTTCATCGCGTTTTCTTAATGCAAGCTTAGCGACATGATGACGCAAGTATGATTCCCTGATCTCCAGTAGGTAGGCATCCCTTCGCCTTCAAAGGCAGCGTCGATATCTTCTGTAGTGGCGAATTTCAGGCAATCCAAAACATACTTGGAGTTAAGGGCAATGCGGTTTTTTGAATCAGGATAAACAGAATCTTCAACCGGGAATACAGTAGATATATTTGTATCATGGTCTGGAAAGATAATGTCGAGTTCCTTGGTTAGCGTGAAAAAAGCTCTCTCTACTTCAGCGGCTTTTGCCAGGTTCTTTAAAGTAGTGTGTAGCTCTTTTCGGTTAACTCTGAAAGTCATAGCCTGGCCATAAAAAATATCTGGTACGTATTCCTGATAGTCTACGAAATCTACTTCTGATTGAAGCATGTAAAGTTTGGAATCAGAATCGAAAGCCTTGATAAGCTTTTGACTATCTGAGAAATCCAGGGATAGACCTCGAGTGTTTGCAGTCTTAATGTAGTGACGTAAAACTGCCAGGGAATCAGAGTCGATAGCGTAGTGGCGTTTAGTCTTGCCCTTATATTCCCCTTGCAAGACTGATACTGCCAGACGGTTTCCATCGGTACTCGCGGCCCCCAAATTGTCTGGAGTAGGTGAAAAAACTAAACCGTTGAACCCTTGATAGGAATTGTTTTTGGTATCGGCACAATGGGCCGCAAAATCTAAGTCTTGTAAAAGTGTTTTAGGCTTAGAGAAGTAATAAGGATCAGAAGGGGCGAATTCTGGAGCCTGATGAAAATCGTCTATTTCTCGGGACATAAAAGTTACTTTAGTTTTCCCCTGGGAGAAATATCCCCGGCGTTGATCCGTATCAAAATAGATTTGAAGTAAGTCCTCGGGCTTGAAAACTTTCAAGGCTTTAAAAGTCTTGGCGGGAATGAGGAATTCCAAACCCTGAAAGTTGGGATTAGTATCCGCTTCAATGTTTTGAACCTGGTAGATTCTCAAATTTGTAGCGGATAGCTGGACCCAACCTGAACGGATATCAAACTTGATACTTTGCAATTCAGGTATCGACGTGACTTTAGGCACCGTTTTCTCTAAACGGGCAAAGGCAGTAATAAGGCGCTGTGCGGGTGTTTCTATTAAATTGTTCATAAGGTTTCCTTTCTGTAGTTTTAATAACCAAGAATGTTTCGTGCATCCTTGATAGTCATAGCGGTTAGGATCTCTACCCCGTCACCCTGAAGAGAACTGTAAGGAACTTCAATTGCTACGCATATTCCTGAAAGAATATAAGCGTGATTCCCGTGCGATCGGACAAAGTGTAGGATAGTTTGTAGATGTTTGGGGACTGTAGTAGGTTGAATACTCATAGCTCAATATCACTTCCGTCAAAAGCATAGCCGCTTATTACAAAGCGGCCCGAGCGTCGAAAGATCTTTGAAAACTTGGAAGTGTAAATTCCATCGGGTGTTATCTCCCTGGTATTAGTTACACCAGGGACAAAGCCCTTAGATATCCAAGCGGCTACTTCCTTTTGGCTTATAAGTCTCTCTTTCATGGTTTTAGCTCCTCTTTGGTTTTCTGTTAGTAGCGAATGTTTATTTATTATCCTACGTAGGAAACTATATATGTCAAGGGGTAAATATATATATATATTAAATGAGGGATAATTACATTCATAAGAGAAAGACAAAAAAAGGTTATTTTAGGCATTTTTTAGTAAATATATATATCTAGGTACGGAAGTATAAAGGGCAGGGTAAGTCCAGGGAATGAGGATTTTATATGTTTGGGGGGCTTAGATATAAAGGGGCTATTTTAGACGTTTTTTGTTAGTTTGATCTTTCAAATTGGGTTTTGATGAACCAAGCTGAAGGGGGCTGAAGGGTGATTAAGGGAAAATAGCTCACTGAGAGGGGGTGACTCATAGTGCCTTAAAACTTTTTTGGAGTTATGAGTCACCCGCTAACCCTTTGGTAGCCAAGGTCTCCAAGGTTTCTGTCATAAGTCTGTTTTGAGATAATAGTCACCCGCTAACCCTTTGGTAGCCTGCATTTGAGAGGTAGGGTGTCTTATAACTATTGTATTATATGTGTTAAGGAATGTTATATACATATAAATACATACATTATAGGGAGGGGTGTAGCTATATATACCTACTTGGCGGAGAATGCATACAACTCCTGTCCGTCAACTGGTTTTTTTTGAAAGTTATGAGTCACCCTACCTCTCAAATGCAGAGCTGGAGCGGGTCGGAGGGTGTCTATTATATGTTTTTTGACTTATGCCAGGTATCTTGGATATGCAGGGTCAGAGTGGGCTAAGGGGCGACTCAAAGTTTGTGACAAATTGTGACACGCTATGAGTCACCCCTTCTGGAGTAGGTATTTTAGTCTAATCGGGCTATAGCGGGTTATATCTTGGTTCATATAGGGTGTATTTTAGGGCGAACGGACATAAAAGGTTTAGAAGCCTTGGTTTATGTATTTTTAGGGGTTTTGGCTTAGTTAAAATTAAGTTTGGAAGCTTTAAAAGTGTTTCGCGCAACCATAGCAGGCGGGGTTACCTTTAGTTAGTAGGTAGAGAAGGGGAAAGGCTTAGTACCTGGCAATACTGGGGCTTTCAGGTCGGTTTCCTTGTCAGTAGGTAAAAAAGGGCTGAAAAAGGTATGTTTTTGGGTACTTTTACCCTTTTTTGCTTGGGTTTAGCTCTTTCAGGGGCTGTCAGTGGGTAGTCAGGGGCTGTCAGTGGGTAGTATTCACCGATTGTACTATATACATATATTTCACAATTCCGATCAAAAACACATCAAAACCTGGCCGTTTACTCCCATTTACTACCTGATCCCTTCCTTTCCCGGTCTCCTCTTGATTATTCCTGCTACTGGATCTATGGCCCTGGTTCAGCTGCCTATTGCCTGCTCAGGATCAGGCACTAGCCTTACCCGGTATCGCCAGGTGAAAGTGACTTTTCCAGCTTTTCATAATACCTATAGGGAGATCGGAGCAAATCGGAGCAAATTCGAGGGATGAGGGGGGGGGTGTTTTGTGGATGATAGGGGGTAGCCCCCCGGGTTCGGGCGTGATTTGTGTATAATACAGGTACCCACCCCACACAAAAGCCCCCAAAATCTAAACGTGTAGTATATATCTAACTATACTTATATACTACACGTTTATGGTACAATGCTCCCATGCCTTTACGTAAAATATCTATGAAAGAAAAAGTCTTTGCTTATATCCCTAAGAGGGGGAACATCCTCTCTAAAGCCCTATGCGCTTGCCTTGGGAAACCTCTCAACAGTATTTACATCCATTTGGTAGCTCTGGAGAAAGAGGAAAGAGTTGAAAGGGTTAAAGTGCCCGGGGCTACTGAAGGGCATGAGAAACTAGCCTGGCAGCGAAAAAAGGATTCGCAGGCCTGACGGCCCGCTCACGGTACCAAACCAGAAAGGATAAACCTTATGCAAGACCCTTTTAATATTAAAATACCTATCCTGGAGTCCCTACCGACAGATACTTTGGAGAATGTAAATGAACTCATAACACCCTTCGTAGAACCGGGTACCCAAATCCCCCACCACATTTTGGTAGCTACCCATAAAATAGCACAAGTTTCAGGGAATATTTTCAATGACCCTACAATAGCTAGATTCATTCAGGATAATGCCCCCTTGAATCAGCGCCTGGTCCCCCCGCCTAACACCCCCAAAGATCCTACAATCTACACAACCGAAGAAATTCTGGCTTCTCCCGCCCTACTTGAAAAAGTAAAACGTCATGAGATTATTATCCCAGACGATTTCCTTAGAACCGTCAGTGAGAATATAGCTAAAGCCCAGATGTATAAAAAGGTTCAAGATGGGGAAATTACTCTCGACTCCGAGTCTAAAACCCCCAAAGCTAACAGGGAAAGGAAAAAGGCCAACATCAAGAAACTTTTGGCCCAGAACCCTACCAACCCTAAAGATATGCTATAGTATAACTAATAATACCCTTAACGCCTCTACACAAAGCGCACCTTTTGGGGTTATTGCGTAAACCTTTGGCGGGGCCTACCAGCCCACTTGAGCGTCAGGGGTTTTCTTTTTCAATAATCCAGGTTGTTGGTTCTTTGTCGTAGATCGCCCCCTTTTTGTCTGGATTGACAAGGTGTTACGTTCCCAAAAAACGCCATCATCGTAACCTTGAATACTTGGCTCCGCTTTACTGAGCTCAAGTCGACGGAGAGCAAGGAGGCAATATTCTTCATTGACTTCGATACCATAGAATTTCCTAGCAAGTTTATCTGCAACAATTGCTGTTGTACCACTTCCGAGAAACGGATCAAGGACTTGATCACCGGGTTTGGAACTCGCGAGTATCAACTTTGCTAGCAGCTTCTCACTCTTCTGTGTAGGATGGTCAGTATTTTCTGGCATTGACCAAAATGGTATTGTTATATCAGTCCACAAATTTGACGGGTGTGTGTCCCTGAGGTTTCCAAGGTCTGAAGCATCCCAATCTTTCGGTTCTCCATTATCATCGCGATATGGTGCCACAACACGCCTTCGTAGCTTTACAGAGTCTACATTAAATTGATAGTCATCCGAATTGGTACAAAACCAAATATCTTCACTTGAATTTTTCCAATTTGCTTTTGCGCCCCGCCCCTTTTCACGCTCCCAAGTTATTCGATTTCGAACAATAAAATGTTGTGTCGCCGCTTCATAAATTGAGTGGGAGGTATGCCAGTCCCCACAAATATAGATACTTGCAGTTGGACTTAAAAGCGGTTTCAGATTACCTAATATCTTTGCCAGCCATTCTGTATAGTCTTTCGTATTCATTTTTGAAAATTTATTGCCATTAAATGTTTTATTAAGATTATAGGGTGGATCAAGGAAAAGCAGATCAATTGAAGATGGGCAAATTTTAAGTAAATAATCTCTATAATCCCCACATAAGATTAAATTTTTTTCATGTGAATCAACTTTTTCTTTATGCGCATAAAGTGTTTGTCTTAACCTCTCTTGATCTTCTGATGTTAGAGTAAGTGTCCGATTTCTCGGAGCCCTTGCCTTTTTATGTATTGCCATCGCTTCCCTTCTTTACCTCTCAAATTTGCTAATCCTAGGCTGAATTTTGACCCATTCGTCGATTTCTTCTCTATCAAATCGCCACTGAGCTCCAATTTTAGTCGCAGGAATTTGCGGTCTGCTTACAAGGTATCTGCCAACCCAGGGGCTCTACCCCTCCGCTGCTTTAGATCAGAAGATTCATACCACTCTCTAATAATGTTTCGCAGGGCTTCGCCTTTGCTTATACCCCCAAAATAGGCGGCTTTTTTAACGATCAAATCTTCTTCCAATGATATTCTGGCGGTGAGGGTTTTATTGAGTGGGGGCATTGGACCTCTTATATTTAAGTTAGATTGTATCACGGTTTACCGTTTATACTCCAAGCATGGATGCCTACCAAGACAGTCCTTCCCAGTTGACCCTGCCTTATAAGTTTACTCCGCGTCCGTATCAGATTCCGGCCTTTAACACCACCAAATCAAGGATCGCGATCTGTTGGCACAGACGAGCAGGAAAAGACCTGCTTATGTGGAATAAGCTCATTGCCCGTACTATGACAAGAAAAGGGCTCCATGCTTATTACTTTCCAGAGGCGAGACTTGGCAGGGACGTTATATGGGATGGTATGGACAACCAGGGCAGACCCTTTATGGATTACCTGCCTTACAATCTCATCAAGAGGCGTGATTCCCAAAAGATGCACATTGAGACTACCAACGGGTCCATGATTAAGATCTTTGGTGTCGATCACATGACCAACGTAGGCACAAATCCCGTCACCGCCATCTTATCCGAATACTCGGTCCAAGATCCTAAAGGCTGGCAGCTCCTGCGCCCCATCTTCAAGGCGAACAAGGGCCAAGTCATGTTTAACTTCACCCCCAGAGGGAAGAATCATGCTCATGACCTCTCATTACTGGCACAGGAAAACCCCGACTGGTTCTATGAAATTCTCACAATTGAGGACACCGGACTCCTCAACCAAGATGATATGGACGAAGAGCGCAAAACGGGAATGCCTGAAGATCTACTCCTGCAGGAATACTACTGCTCTTTCACACTATCACCACCTGGAGCCTATTACGCTGAACAAATGATGGCGTTGGAAACCTCTCACCGTATTACCAAGACCACTCACGACCCCCGCTTACCAGTGCATACCGCCTGGGACATAGGGGTAAACGATCCGACTTGTATCTGGTATTTTCAGGTTACAACAGGCGGTCTCTTAACCTTTATTGATTACTCCGAGATCTCAAGAGGGGACATTTACAAGGCCCTGGATGAGTTGAAGGAAAAGCCCTACAGATACGGCACTCACCTTGCGCCCCACGATATCAATGCCAAACACTTCTCAGCCAAATCTACCTCGAGAGAGATAGCTAAAAATCACGGGGTTAACCTGGTGGTAGTTCCAAAGACAGAAGTGTTTGAGGGGATCAGAACAACCCGCTCACTCTTGATGCGCTGTGTCTTTGATAAAGAGAAATGTCGCAGAGGAATCTCAGCGCTCAAGGATTATGCGTGTAAATGGGATGAAAAAAATCGTACCTACACAAAATCTCCAATTCATAACTGGGCTTCCCATGCTGCCGATGCCCTCAGGGTACTGGCCACGGGAGAGCAGTTCTTAGGTAAATCAAACTTTGATAAGGATGACTTAACTCAGTCCAGATCAACAAGACCAAATTTTCAAACAAAGAGGCACCGATCAACTTGGATGGGTGCGTAAAGGAGTAACATCATGGAATACAAACCAAAATCAGAAGACAATCGGTTCTGGGGTGAAAACAAAGAAGTAGACCAACGCCAGACTCCCCCTAAAGAGGGTGGAAAAGGTACTGATTTCCTTCAGCCTGGTGGAAGCAAAGTCTCTCACGGTTCTAAGAAGTAAGAGAAGACACGCGGGCCTTCGGCCCTTGTCTAAGTGAGGAATTTAACATGATCCCTATGGAATTAAGCGGTGCTCCGGGTATCCGCAAAAAAGCCGATAGTGTAGCTGTTGCCAAGCTTACAGCAGGAGGCGCGGCGGTCGCGATCACTGTTCCTACCGACATAGGCAGGGATAAGCCGAGGTATGCCTTCTTTAGTAAGACTGACGACTTCTGGTGCAACGTGGACGTTACAGCTGTAGTACCGGCGGCAACGTCTCAGGCAAACAGCACCAACCCCGTCTTTAACCCACAAGCACTTCATATTGAGGGCTCGACTACCATCAGTCTGATCTCTGAGTTTGACTGCAGCGTGGTAGTGGAGTTCTTCAGGTAAAGCTATGACTTATCTAATTCCGGCCCAACCCCCTAGCCCTAAGTCTGTTGGGGCAAAGCGTATAGCCAACCATACGGACGGCGCTCTTAGTGCCGCCGTGGGAAGCCTATACAAGTTTCGTCTGACGGAAGCTATTACAGTTACGCTGCCCGAGACCCCGGCAGATGGTTCAACCATTGATATTCTCGATGCCCTTGAGAATTTCAACACTTATAATGTGACGGTTGCGGCTTCAGGGTCAGATACGATCCAATCCGGCGGGGAAACACTTTCAGACGATGGGCTATCCATCCAGTATGTTTACGATACAGCTACTACTAGCTGGAGATTGAGGAGGGTAACGTAGTGAAGAACCATATCACCAATGATTCCTGGGAAGCTGAGTATGACTCAAACACCCTGGCTGAAGCTGAGGCGATTAAAGCGGATTCGGCAAGACATGACAGGGCTAAAAGGGCTGCGGCACAAAAGGCACAAGACCTGAGGAAACAAGCGGATCACATGGAAGACGCTACCAAGTCCTCGGATACCAAAGGGCCTGTCAGAGAAAGTCTTGATCTCAACAAGGTAGGTGGATAAACATGGTCCGGTTCCTTATCCTCCTTTTAACCCTAACTCTACCTGCCTTTTCCGCTTCTCCTTTCAAGTGGAAGAAGTCACACGACAAGGATGCTGGGGCCTATATCGGATTGGATAAGCTCAGACCGACCACGGACACCACGCCTTTTAAAATTCAGAACAAAGCAGGTTCCTCAGACATAATGATTATTGACCTCGGCACTATGCAGATAGGGGTCAAGAAAACTCCTACTCAGGATCTTGATGTTGATGGAACAGTTAAAGCTACCAGTTTTATAGGGGATGGATCACAACTCTCAGGTCTTGAGGTAACAGGTGCGGCTCTGCCCTCTTTCACAGTTACTTCAACAGACCACCAGGCACTTACTAAACAGTACGTCCTTGTTGATTCTAATGTACAGGCCATTGAAGTTACCCCGCCTGTTACATCTGTAGGAAACTGGTTTGTAGTAGCAGATATTGGCCAGGCGAGTGTAAACCCAATTCGAGTTCTGACCAACGGTTCAAAAATCATGAGTTCAACCAATAACATTCTTATTGACGCTGATCGCGTATTCGTGAAGTTCGTCTACGCTGATGTGACTAGAGGATGGATTATAGAGGGTCCGTAGGTTCGGCCCCGTTTATTAGGAGGCGAAATCGCTATGTTACAAGAATTTCGAAAATGGAGGCGACAGCTCGGAACTTTGGTTCTCGCCTTCTTCACCTTTCCACTACTTAGTATCAGCTTCTCAGCGGATACAAGTTTTTCAGGAAGCTATCTTCCCTGGAGCGGAAGAACGATAACGGGCATTACAAGCCTCACAGCAACCACGCTGGGCGGTACGACAGCCAATATCACAACCCTTAACTTGACCAATGACCTCTCAGTAGCTAACGGGGGTACAGGGGCGAGTACGGCAGGGGACGCAAGGACAAACCTTGGCCTTGTGATTGGTACCGACGTACAGGCGCAAGATGATAACCTCGATGATATCGCGGGTTTCTCGGCCTCACCCGCTGATAGTAATATCATTGTGGGTAACGGTTCTGCTTTTGTTCTGGAGTCTGGTGCAACCGCAAGAACATCACTAGGGGTAGCCATTGGCACAAATGTGCAGGCCCAGGATGATGAGCTTGATGCGATTGCCGGGACAACTTCAGCAGCCGATAAGCTCCCTTATTTTACGGGTTCAGGTACAGCAGCTACTTTGGATTTCACATCCTTTACAAGAAGCTTTATCGATGACGCGAATGAAGCCACTCTGAAGGCTACTCTTAACATGGAAGCCGGTACAGACTTCCAGGGCTATGACGCGACCCTCGATGACTTCGCAGGGCTGAGTCCTACTGCCGGGAGACTGATCTTTGGTGATGGATCTAACTTCACCTTGCAAACCACCGCCGAAGCAAAAACCCATCTGGGCCTTGTTATAGGTACTGATGTGCAGGCGCAAGACGATGAGCTTGATGATCTGGCGGGGCTTTCCCCAACAGACAGCAATTTTGTTGTGGGTAATGGATCAGCGTTTGTTCTTGAGTCCGGGGCCACAGTAAGAACCTCTCTGGGGCTTTCTATTGGGTCTGATGTTCAGGCTTACCATGAGGAACTGGCCAACATCGTTGGGTTGACCATGACTGACAGCACCTTTGCCGTTGGTAATGGATCAGATATCGTCATGGAAGATGCGGCTACAGCTCGTACTTCTATGGGTCTCGGTACTATTTCCACAATGGCCGCTAACAATATCATCGTTACTGGGGGTACGGTTGCTGGTGTTGCCATTACCAATTCAAGTTTCTCAGGCACAGTAAATCAGTCAGCTCTTGTTAAAACAGGAAGCTATACTGCTTCAGCCGGTGAGATTGTCGGCGTTGTTTCTACTGGCGGGGCTTTTAGGGTTACTTTCCCTACTAATCCCACAGCAGGAGATATGATCCGAATTACAGACCTTGGACTTGCACTAGAAACTAATGCGGTAGTATTAGATGCTGGCGAGGCCACAGACCACATGAACGGGACTACCCAGAGTCTATCCCTCGATTGGAACGGGCTAGATCTCAGGTGTATCGCGACCAGTGTTTCGGCCTGGTCCTGTTCAGGAACCTAGAAAGAATCAGTTTGCAGGAGGGTGAGAGTGAACCACAAGATCATGCACAAGTTTAATTTGTTAAGGGCAGTCAAAATGCCATTGGTCCTGTGTACCATTTTTTTATGCCTCTCACCCTTTCTGTACTCTGCTGATACAAGTTTCAAGGGAAGTTATCTTCCCTGGGCCTCCAGGATCATTACCCTTACGGGGGTTGATGCGAGTGGAACAGTTACCGCAACCAATCTTCAGATTAACGGTAGCGGTACTTTTGCAGATGACGTTCAGATCAATGACGATCTCAATGTCTCATCTGAAGGAACCTTTGCTTCTATTGTAGTCACAGGGCTTACTGAAGGAACCATAGACAACGTGGTTATTGGGGGCTCGACAGCGAAAGCGGGAACCTTTACCACCTTAATAGGTACTGCCGGAACTATTAACGGTTCAACTATTGGGGGTACTTCAGCAGGAGCAGGAACCTTTACAAATTTAACAGCCAACGGAACCTTTACCGCTACAGGCGGGACTATTGACGGGATTCCTATTGGGGCCACAACTTCTTCGGCCGCGCGGTTTCTTTACCTCACTAGCGCCGGGATGACTTTGACTTCTACGATTCAAGGGGGCGCTGATGCAGCCCTCGGGGATCTTACTCTTACGGGGGATATAGTAACCGCCGTTGGTGCAAATTTCTCAGGCAATATAACAGTGGTAGATATTAACTCCACAGGAAACATCTCAGGTTCAAGTTCTGCTTTTACTACCGCAGTCTTTACAGAAGTGCCAAACGGGTTTATGGTCGATGGGACAGTGACCGCCACAAGTTTTTCTGGCGATGGGTCTGGGATTACAAACCTATCAGCGGGAACACAGATTGTTGACGGCGATGCCCATGCCACCGCGAGCGACGGCGTGAGTATCATATTCGATGTAGATGGTGGTGGTAATGAAATGACCATACTGACTACCTCAGTCGGTATCGGCACACCAACCCCAAGCAAAGAACTTACTGTGAATGGGGAAATCACGGCCTCATCTGAAATATCCAGTTCCACAACCGTTAGTGGCACCACCCTAACCGCATCCACATTGATCACAGCACCACAAGGAACTTTCACCAACATTTCAGGCAACGGAACCGGAATAGGGGGCGTGGTTCACACGGCCACAAATGAAACCATCAATGGCACAAAAACCTTCTCTGATATTGATGTTGATGGCGGGTATATCGATGGAACCCCCATCGGCCAAACATCTGCATCAAATGCTAAATTTGGAATCGTGACGGCAACCACAGCCAACCTGACGACCATCAACGCCACAACGATCAACGGCACAATCAACACGGCTACTCAAGGCACCATAACAGACATCGGAACTCAAGTTACTGCCGACATTAACGGCGGGTATATCGACGGAACCCCCATCGGCCAGAATGTAGCTTCCAACGCAATCTTTGGAACCGCCACGGCTACGACTGGAAACTTTACAACCATCAACGCCACAACGATCAACGGAACTTTGGGGGCCGCCGCACAGCCAAATATAACCAGCTTGGGCGCATTAGCCAGAGTCACAGCTACCGACTTTGACGGATCAAATGGAAATTTCTCAGGAACCGTCACGGGGCAATTAAAGGGGGGCAACACTCCAACGGTTAGCGGCACAGATAGTGCATCTCTCGGGGGCTTGAGAAATATTGTATCTGGAGATTATAGCTCAGTAGCGGCGGGAACAGACAACACCGCCAGTGGAAACTATAGCTTCATAGGCGGCGGGATTCAAAACAGCGCCTCGGATACATACAGCACGGTCCTTGGTGGATTGATAAACGCTGCCAACGGCTTTAATTCTTCGGTTCTCGGCGGGTCTAATAACTTCGCGAATGGCGATAGATCTCTAATTCTTGGGGGGCAAAATCTAACCGTGACGGGTGAGAACGTGGTAGCCTTTCGGAATGGGAACCTATCCTCTCCCATCACCTTAACCGCAAGTTATACAATGTTTTTGGACTCCATGTCCTTATGCGTAAAAGAGGGCAACGAATGCACGGCGTCGAGCTACTCAAATGGGGAAATTTACACTGACCGCGTATGGGCTGACGAAGCTCTCCATGTGGACGCGCCCGCTGGTGCAGCCTATGTTACTATTGACTCCGCTGATAATTTAGCTGCTGTTTATCTAAAAAGCGCTACGGAAGGAAGCGATTATGAATGGGCCGTTCAAGTCACCGCAAGCGCAGATGCTCTCTTGATAGGCACAGATACGGGGGCGGGGGCAAATCACGCATTCCACCCGAACTCGATGTCAATCAACGGTGTCAATCCGGCAGGATACACCCTTCACGTTAACGGCACTGAGCACGTTACCGGGGCAATAACCAGCGACACCTCTATTGATGCGCCATCTGTAAAGGTCAGCGGTGTAAGTCTCGTGCTCCCCTCATACGGTGGGCTTTATATAGCCGATGACTCAATCACCCAGGTTACTATCTCAGCGGCGGGGCATTACGCCACCACCTCAACCTGGACAAAATCAGTAGACAAGTCGGGATTCCTTACAGATTCGCAAGGTAATTCAGATCACTCTACCTACCCAAGTGACGGATTCATAGTTGATACCAATGGGGCCGGGATATACAACTTTCAGCTTCAGGTTACCGCCAGCGGGACAAATAACGCCGAGGTCAAAATCTATCCCCATATTGACGGGGTAATCATGGCGGGGTGCGGAATCAAGTTGAAACTAGACTCTGGTGGTAGCTCCAGTCGAGGAGCTGTTTCATGCCTTCAGACTCTATCTGTAGGAGAGTTTGTAGATGTTCGTATCACGGCAGACGGAGCGGGTAACACGGTGGCAATCTCTCCCGGAAACTTCACGCTCACAAGGGTGGATAATAACTAATGCCTCGAAGACCCAAGCCTTTAAGTGAAGGGGGTAAAAGCAGAATTAAAAATATTGAGAAACCCTTGGTGATTATAAACCAATTGAACGGGGTTACTTTTACTTGGGATCGTAACAACAAGAAGGACGCGGATGTTTTGGTTAAAGACTGTGAGGAACACTTTCCCGTCTGTGTACGAAATATCAATGGGGAATATAAATACCCATCTTTCTCGGCACTGATTGCGCTATTGATTGAAGGGATCAAAGATCTCAATGGGCAGGTAAGGACTCACCAGGTAAAGCTCTGGGCCTTGGAGAAGAAGCTAAAGAAGTAATGGAAGATTCAGAAGGCATAGAGAAATTCTGCACCAGAGTCTTAGTACTAAGGAGAGAACTAAAAGAACTTGTAGAACACACAGAATGCAGCAAGAACCCAACAGGGATAACTTCACACAACGTAAGTTTGTCAGAGGCGTTGAATTGGGTAGATGTAAGTATCAGCATGTTTTTAGATGAAGAAGCAAAAGTGAAACGATTATGAGCCCGGAACAGATGACTAAACGAATAGATAACTTGGTTAGACAGGTTGCGGATTCAGAAAAATGTATTGCCACTTTAAAGGAGCGAGTTCAAGGCCTACTCATTAGTTTGACCAATCACAAGGATAGGACTGAAAAGGAATTCGAAAGGATGATTAGTGTGGGCGATAAATTAGCTAATGCAGTGGATCGGCTTACTACAGAAATGCACATTTTCCAGGTTAACGAGGCCAAGAAGGTTGGCAAAGAGGAAGGCAAGGCGTGGGTCTTTGCGAAGACCGCGGCCACAATGACCCTTTGCGCTTCTGTAGGGGGATTGATTGTGAAGTTTGTCAAATGAGTACCAAACAAATATCTGATAACCCTCAAGGCCAGCAAGTGACCTCGGACGATTTAAAGAAGCCTAAAGAAGAGAAGCCTTTGAGTCAGGCTGAGATACTTTTAGGTAAGCCTTACCAGAAGAAATGGGAGAAATAATGGGGTGGTTGAGAAAGCTTTGGGGTCTAATCAAGCGGCCTATTAAAAGGATTGTTACCCAGGATGCCGCGGTGAATGTTATCGGGGAATTGGTATCTGTGATTATTACTGGAGTGGGGGAAGTGCTTATAGACCGTAAGACCCGGCAGAGACTCAGGGATTTGAACCTGCTTTTAGAGGGAGCCCTTGCCAAGCTCAGAGAATATGGGATTGTTATCCAAAAAGAAAGAGCCTTTAAAAAAGCACTTGAAGACTTTATCGATCATAAGAAGCTAGGTACTGAGGCCCAGAAGTGGGTTGAAGAGAGAATTACAAAAATCAGTGAAGAGGATATAGAAGATCCTGAGATACTATGAAATTAGAAAATTCTCAAACATTTCCAGGTTCAAGGGGTGAAGTACAGCACTTCAATCTTGAGGACTACCCGGAAGCTAAACGGCAAAAGATGGAGGACTCCCATAAAAGGGATCTCTTCAGAGAGGGTATTTCCCGTTTAGAAAATACGATCAGCGGGGATGAGCATAACCGCAAGGATATGCACGATGACCTGAGGTTCCTCAACAACGATCAGTGGGATTCTGAGGTACTGGCAGCAAGAACTGAAGCGGGAAGACCCTGCATCACCGCGAACTACCTCTCAACCCTTGTCGATTCCATTGTTGGTGAATATCGTCAAAACCCCCCAGGGTTAAAGATTATCCCAAGGGGCGGGGAAGATGACGTAGAAGTAGCCAACATTCTACAGGGCCTTGTCAGGCATATTGAACAGAAGGGCAACGGCAGGACCGCGAGAACCTGGGCTTTGGAGTGTGCCGTCAAATGTGGACAGGGGTTTTACCGGGTAAAGACTCGATATAGGAATACCGAATCTTTTGACCAGGAAATCATCTATGAAAAAATACTCAACCCCTTATCAGTCTTTTCAGACCCCGATGCCGTAGGTGCTGACCTCGGGGATATGAACTTCTGTTTCATTACTCAGAACATGTCTCGCACCAAGTTTAAAGAGATATTCCCCGGGCATACCCCGTCTTCGGTATCGATAGGTTCAGCCTCCACAGCCCTTAATTCTGGGGGAGAAGAGATCATCCGGGTCGCTGAGTATTGGTACAAAGAATACAAGAACAAAACTCTTGTCGAGATGGATAACGGGTCTGTCATGGAGAAGAAGTTAGTTCCAAAGGGAGAACGGAAGAGGATTAAGAAGACCCGCACTATTAAAGCTGCTCAGGTAAAAATGGCTTATATGAGCGGAAGTGAAATCCTTGGAGATCCTATAGAGTGGCCGGGGAAGTATATCCCCATCATCCGGGTCTACGGGAAAGAGGATGTAGTAGATGATGTAATCTACCGCCGGGGCATTGTCAGAAATGGTAAGGATTCCCAGCGGGTTTACAACTACATGCGCTCTTCTGCTGTAGAGCATGTGAGCCAAAGTCCCAGAGCCCCATACATAGGTACTAAAGAAATGTTTGAGGGGCACGAAGAGGAATGGGATAACTCTAACATTGAACCAAGGCAGAGGCTTACTTATCAACGTGACCCAGACGGCAATGTACCGAAAAGGGAGACCCCGCCTACAATCCCCTCAGGTATGGTCAACGAAGCTCAGAGTGCTGTCAATGACATGCACTTTACTACCGGAGTCTTTCAGGCAGCTACAGGGCAGAAGTCTAATGAGGTATCCGGCAAGGCCCTTCGAGCGAGAAATAGAGAGATTGCTAATAACGCCTATGCTTTTCTCGGCAATTTCAACAACGCTTTAATCCACGAAGGCCGGGTAATCGTTGATCTAATCCGGGGAGTCTATGACACCTTTCGTATTATTCAGATTGTAGATGAGATGGATCAGCCACAAGAGGCCGCGATCAATGTTCCTGATGATACTGTAACCCCCGGAAAGGGTGTTGATCGGGTTATTAGTGATGTGACTGTTGGTGAGTACGATGTGCAAGTAGCAGTAGGGCCAGGGTATCAGACTAGAAGAGAAGAAGGTTTCGACCAGATACTTGAATTGACCCGGCACAACCCGAATATCCTCCCAATGGTTATGGATGTTCTCGCCGGGATGAGTGACTGGTACGGCGCGGATCAATTGAGACTTCGTTTTGAAAAAGCTCTGCCCCCAGATATTAAAGAGTCAGAAGGTATCGAAGCTGGGCCTCCTCCCCCTCCCGATCCAGCGGTACAGGCAGAGCAACAGAAGAATCAGTTTGAGCTTGAGAAATCCAAGCTCGAGATTCAGAAGCTACAGCTACAGGTTGAATCTAGCAAAAAAATGGATGATGAACGAGTTCAACAGGTGGCGGCGCAGACTGTTATGCGCCTCATGAAAAATGCACGAGAAAGGAGCAAACAGTAATGAAAACCACTTTTGACGCGGATGCGATTCTGGCAGGTGTTGAAAAACATGACCCGGATTCAAAGCCGAATCAGCCTAAACCAACCATGCAGGTTATTGGCACAGGACAGGCTCGGGAGATTGAAACCTCAGAGGATGGGAACATAAGAGTCCTGAGATCTGACGGTACGATCCCTGAGAAGAAAGTTTTGTACCAGGAATTTGCAGATGGTTCAGAAGGTACTGATAAAACCGACCAAACAGAGGGAGCGGAACCCTCGTCTACCGATCCAAAAGAAGGAGCGGAACCTTCAATAGAAGCCGATAAGAAAGTCCCATCTGGGGTACAAAGGCGTATTAACGAACTTACTAAAAAGAATCACGATCTTTCTAGTAAGTATGATGAGTTAGCCCGTTTTTCGGATAGCCAGAAACAGGCACTAACCACGCAACAAAAAGAGCTGGACCTTATCAAAGCCGAAAGACCTAAGCAGGATTCTTTTGAGAATGAAAGCGATTTCCAGGAAGCAGTTTTAGACTGGAGGGTAAAAACGTCTGCAAGAGAGATTGCGGTACAAGATGCCTCGACACGAGTTAAAGGGTATGAACAAGAGCAGCAGAAAGCGCAAACGGATATTCAATCCACTTCTCAGGAAATGGTTCGGGCCAAGATAGATGAAGCTATCGCAGTTGACCCGGAATTCAAGTCCCTGGTAGTGGATAATGAAAAACTTCCAATCAGCGCGGGTATGCTCTCTGTCATGTCTGAGTCGGAGCATTTTCACGATATCGCAAAACACTTTGGACGAAACCCCCAGGAAGCCCAGAGAGTAGCACAAATGCCCCCACAGCAGGTCGCTATGGAAGTGGCGCGGCTCGAAGGGAAAATCGAGTACATGAAATCACAACCACCGCCGGAAGTTAAAACGTCTTCCGCACCCCCTCCCCCGCCTGTGAGTCTTCACGGAACGGGCGGTGTCGCACCCCGCAAAGATGCGGGAATGTCTATGCAGGATATATTTTCCCACATGGATCAAGCCGATGCCGACGAGCGGGAACTGCGAAAGCACGGGAAGAGAAAATATGTCGGGTATTAAACCCCTAGCTCTGAATGAAACTTTCGGGAAGGTGGTACTTATTCTTGGAGGTTAGAAAATGGCGTTAGCCAATACTTTGATTACAGATGACATTATCGCCGCTCTCGCTGTGCGTGAGCTTGATAACGCTCTGGTTGCTTGTGGACTGATCCACAGGGATTACGAACCAGAGTTTGATAAGGTTGGAGAGTCCATCCGTATCCGAAAGCCGGTTAAGATCAAGAGTACCAGTGGAGCAGTTATTGCAAGCACTCCCAATCTGCTTGAGGAGAACGAAACTTTCACCGTTGCGAGTCGTGAGAAAGTCCACTGGGCTTTTACTACTCAAGACCTGAAGATGAAGATTGAAGACTTCAATCATCGTTATGTTCGACCAGGTATGATTTCCATTGCTAACAAGATCGAGTCTGATCTTCTTGGCCTTTACACCGGGATCTACAACTTTGTAGGTACTCCAGGTACAACCCCCTCAAGCATCGCTACCATTGGTGATGCCGGTCAGCTTCTTGATGAGGAAATGGCCCCTTTTGAGGAAAGAGCTTGTGTAATGGGACCTGCGATGCAGAACAAGATGACCACTGGAGATCTCAAAGGTTATTTCAATCAGCAGTTAGCTGAAGATCTAACCCGCCGCGGTTTTCTCGGACAACTCAACAACACCCAGTTTTACATGGGTCAGGCTGTTAAGCAGCATACTGTTGGTGAGTATTCTGGGACTCCCCTGGTTAACGGGGCTACCGCTGAAGGTGCCACTACTATCAATATCGATGGTTGGGGCGGTTCTAACGGCGATGTAGTTCTGACCAAAGGTGATGTTTTTACCGTTGCAGCTGTGAATGCGGTAAATGGTCGTACCTATGAAAGCACCGGATCTCTTCGGTTCTTCGTAGTGACTGCCGATTCCGCGCAGAATGCCTCTGGTGAATCAGCTACCGCTGTTAGTCCTCGTGTTGTAAGTTTGGCTGATACCAGCAGTAAAGCGCCCTATGCGACTATAGACGTTTTGCCTGCTGACAATGCGGCTATTACGATCAAGACCGGGGCTTCTCAGAGTCAACACCCTCAGAACTTGATGTTCCACCCGGATGCTTTCGCACTTGCTACCATTCCGCTTGACGTTCCACGTTCAGCAGTTTATGGGGCTAGTGTGACCTACAAAGGTTTGAATGTAAGGCTCTATTCTTACCTTGACGGAACAAACGATGAGGAAAATTATCGTCTTGATGTTTTGTACGGCGTACACACTATCAATGCTCCCCTTGGTGTAAGGATCACGGGGTAGTAAGCGTTTTGGCGCTTATCCTTTCTGTGTTAGACAGGGTTTCGGCCCTGTCTTTCTCGGGGAGGAAAGGACTACGGATATGCTGATAACAGGAAGGACTAAGAACTTGACGATGGTGTACCATCCTATAAGTGCTCCCCACGGGCGCAAGGTTGATATCCACCAGGCTAAAGATTTGATTAGGAAAAAAGGGTACTTTGACACCCCGGCTAAGTACGCGGCTCCTAAGTATGGAAGGAATTAAAATGAGCAAGTGTTTTATGTATCATGAGGACTTAGCCCCTGAGGGGGAAATTGTCGAGTCCAAGGATATTCCTAAGCTTGAGAAAGCCGGGTATGTAGATACCCCTGCCAAGTTTGGAATTGAGAAACCTAAACCCAAACCCGTTTCCCGGGTTAAAAAGGATAAGTAGATAAATGTCTTTAACAGGTGTGGGTCTTATAGAGTCGGCAATGCGGCTAATAAATGTTCTCTATACAGGGGAGTCTGCTTCTACACAGGAGAAGACAGATATTTTGGAGGCATTAAATTTAATGCTCTCCTCCCTCTATACTGAGAATTATTTTCTCCCTCAGGAAAATGAAATGTCCTGGGCGGTAGATAGCACTTATACCGCGCCTGCCTCTATAGGTACTGACCCCTCGCCTAGTTCAGAATATGGGGGACCACATATCGCACAGGTCCGGCCCATGTCTATTAACTACGCATGGGTCAGAGACAGCGGAGGGCTAGACTCCCCGCTCGATCTTATATCCTGGAAGGACTATGATTTCCACTACGGGAATAAGTCGTCTTCAGGGAGACCAGGTATCTTGTCTTTTAAACCTGGCTGGGTTACAGGGTATATCACCCTCTATCCAACACCAGACACCAATTACACTGTTTTCATATCAACACTTCAGAGCTTTAGTTTCATCACAGATGCAACCCTGGCCCTGGGTTATCCTACGGAATACCTCGAAGCTTTGAAGTACCTGCTTGCCCTTCGTATTGCCCCTGAGTTTGGGAAGCCTATCAATCCTTTTATTGTACAAGAGGCTAACCGGCTCAAGGGAAACATGAAGAGGCTCCAGCAGAATGTGTCCTCAAGGACAGTGTTTGAACTGAAGAACCGTAGGAGAAATGGGGTTTCACGCGCCGGATTCTTTGGGGGTCTGTAGTGCTTATAGACTTTGTAGGCCCGGCTTATGCCCTCAGAACTCCTAATCTCAATGCCCAGCAGTGTATCAATTGGTACGTCAGGGCAGGAGGTCCGGGGGGCAAGAGCGCAGGAGCGCTTTACCCCACTCCGGGGTTAGAAGCTTTTGTCACCCTGGCAGCAGCGGCTAAAGTCCGAGGGCTTATATCCACCGACGATAAACTTTATGCTGTCAGTGGAACCAAACTCTACTCCATTACCGAAGCAGGGACCATGACAGAGCTGGGGACAATTCCCGGCACTGATCCCATATCCCTTGCTCATAACGGGGTTGAAGTCTTTGTTGCTAACGGGACTTCTACGGGGTACAGGTTTGTTATCTCAGGATCTACTTTCTCATCTGTAGCACTCCCAGCGGCAATCCGACAGGTAGTGTTTCTCGATGGGTATTTTGTAGGGGTTGAGTTAGGCGGGCAGAAGGTCTACGTATCTACCCTCTATGATGGTAGTGCCTGGGCTTCTCTCGATTTCGCAAGCGCTGAGATCAACCCAGATAAGTCTCTGGCCATTATCGCAGATCAAAGAGAACTGATGATCGCCGGAACAAAATCTACCGAATTCTGGTACAACTCAGGAAATGCGGATTACCCCTTTGAGAGAATCAGCGGAGGTATAACAGAATATGGCTGTGCGGCCCCCTGGTCTGTTGCTTCAATCGCGGACTCTAAATTCTGGCTTACCAACCATCGCACGGTTGTTATGGCCTCCCAGTGGCAGGCACAACCCATTGGCACTGACGCGCTCCACGAAACAATCGCAGGATACTCTACGATCTCTGATGCTGAGGGGATGACCTACAGCATCGATGGGCACTACTTTTACGCACTAACTTTTCCGACTGAAGGGGCAACGTGGGTTTACGATTTGAATACTCAGATGTGGCACGAGAGGCAAAGTCCCTCCCTGACCCACTTTCGAGGTACCTTCTGTACGGAGCTGAACGGGGTTTGGTATGTAGGGGACTACACCAACGGGAAGGTCTACAAACTCACCCCCACGGTTTACACAGAAAACGGTGCTGTAGTTACGAGAACCCGTACAACCCCAGTTATCAGTGAAGAAGATAAACGCATTACCCTGACCAGACTCCAGATTGATTTTGAGGAGGGGATCAATGCCGCAGGTGATCCTCAAGCAGATCTCTCCTGGTCAAAAGATGGAGGGCATACTTTCTCCCCGGTGCAAAGTGAATCTATTGGGGCCACAGGTGCGTACACTAATAGAGTGGTATGGAGAAGGATAGGCCAATTCCGTGAGATCATTTTTAAACTTCAGGTAGCTCATGATATGAGAGCAATTGTCCTGGGGGCCTTTGGCGAATTAGAAGTAGGGGAGGACTAATGCCTTCAACTATTAAATTCCCCCCTTTCCCTTCTCGCGCTGAACCGGGTAAGGCTGAGTGGCAAAGATGGTACAATAGGTTAGTAGCTGAAATGACAAATGCTGCTGAAGATATCCAGCTCACCGGGGCTTCAGTAATTATGTCAGATGGGTTTTTACATGAACAAAGCGCACGATCAGAAGATATTGAAAGATTATTGGCGATAGGCTTATGGCAGTAAATATTAAACAACTCATCGCGCCTTCCTTAGTGCCCAACACTGAGCAGACTTTCTATACCTGCCCGGCTTCCACGAGTACCGTATTTCGTGCTCTGAACCTTTACAACAATACCGCAGGTGCAGTCGATGTAGAATTCTGGATTGTCCCTACGGGGCAGTCAACAGGTAACGACTACCTGGTAGCTAAGAAATCAGTGAGCGGTACAAGCGCTTCAAGGGTTACAGAGGTAGAGGGCTTAGTCTTACAGGCGGGGGATTTTCTTGTAACCAAAGGCACCGTAAATGGAGGATGCTCCATCATTGGCGGGGGAGTGGAGGTAATCTAATGTCTATAATACCACCAGTTGATCCGGTTAGTGCCGTACTGGGTATAGGCTCCCTTGTCTTAGGTAAAAAGTCTTCTGATGCCCAGGCAGATGCTTCTCAAGCTATTGCGGGGCAACAAGCTGCTGCCCAGCAGTATGCGGCAGAGTTAGACTACAAGGCCACTCAAGAGGCTAATAAATTACTTAAAGAGCAATTTGATAGCCAGCTTGCGGAACTTCAGTTTCAATACGATAAGAGCCAACAAACTCTTCAACCTTTTCTTGATTCAGGTTCTCGTGCTCTTTCTTCTCTTGAACAAAAGGTCCTGGCTGGCCCTGATATGAAGGATGACAGGCTTCAGTCTTTTATATACAACCCGGCACCTCATTTAACCACAAGACCTTCTTATTATGGGGATCAACTATCTACTCCCGAATCTACATTTGAGGGGTTTGGTGAGCCTGGTAGGGGGCAAGTTCCGGGAGGACAGGCTGGAGCGCCCAGTGATCGAGTTTCTTCGCGTTTGTCTAATGAGGGGATACGTACCCCAGGTATATATACCGACCCGACGGGAAACTTGTTTACAGTTCACCCCACTACGGGCATACCTACGCAACTCTCCAAAGACTCTTCCTATATAGACCAAAACGGCTTTCTTGCGTTGAACACAAAAGAGCACGGATGGCTGTCTAACATAGACAGGCCGCTCGCCTTTGGCCCTGACGGGAAAATGAAATTGCTCCCTCCGGATTTTGATGTGCCAGATCCTCTTGGGGATTATTTAGCCCGAGAGCACAACAAACGTTTAGGTATTGAAACCCCATCTCCTGAACTTCCTCCTATGGATGGCACGCCTTCTGTAGATGTAGATGACCCTATGTACCAGCCCCCAACGGCTCCGGAGATCGAGGCGAAAGTTCAAAGCGGGGAATTGGTTCCTTATTTAAAAGATGATGGTACACAAGGGTACTACCGCCCCGTTTCTCCCCATACTACAGACATTAACCGCTTGTTTGAAACTCGGGAGGAAAATGTTAACGCCATATCCCAGCAGTATGGGGATACCAGTAAAACCATGAGCAAGATTGAGGGTTTTGACCCAGCCAATGAGGGTAATCTTCCTACCGGCGGAGTCATAGACACGGGCACACCCCCCGCATTGGAAACCGGAACCGCGCCTAAAACTTCTGATCTTTCCGAGATAGATCCTGAAGAAACTCGCCAGCCAGTTCAAGTCCCTGAAAGGGGGATACTTCCTGATAAGGGCAATATAGGGTTTGCTGAATCGGGGATATATAAGCAGACGGGAAAATCTGACCCATCAAAATTAGACCCTTCAATAGAGAACGATCAACGTGCTTTAGTTCAGATGTTCATGGAAGACACAGGGTTCAGTGTAGCGAGACAGAATTCTGCGGAAGGGGCCCCCAACCCAGCTCTTATGAACAAGTTCAAGTGGTGGCTATTAGAGAAACAAGACCCTCAATCCGCTTTTGTTAACGAGAATCACCCCAACGACCACTACGGCAGCAAAACACTAGGGCAGGGGCTTAGTAGGATCAAGCAGCAAAAAGGTATCCCCCCCAACGATCCTCTTTGGAAGTATATGGATGAGCCCGTAGCGGGTACTCTTAGGCAGGAGTTTGGCGTTCAAACGGTCCCAGTTCAAGGGGGGACGGGGGAAAGCACCCCTTTGATTGAAGATTTAGGACAAATGTTTGAACAGGTGCACGCCCCGGGGCAACCTACAACCTACATATCTGATGATATTTTTACAGAGATGAATTCCGGGGGGACTCAGACAACCGATGCCGCGTGGTCTTCGGCAATTAGCAAGATTAGTGAACAATCCGTGGTGACTGGGCCTAAGATAACTGAGAAGTTTTTTGATTCTTTACCAGACAGTATAGTAAGACGAACGAATGCTTCGAGCGGATACCAAATACCTGGAACAGACTCAAGGTGGGAACTCCCTACGGATCATCAGTCCCGTTCTTTTCTGAAGGGCGATTTGTCTAACATGACTTTTCAGAGCATGGCAGCGGGGTACGCTGGTAAATA